GGGTAAGATAGCCCAATCCCTTTTCCAAGATTACGTCGGTGGCGGAGATGGGGAGCACATCCGATGCCGACGACCTCTCCACAACGCGGTACTGGATAAAGCCCTCCGGCCAGCTTGCGCCCGCAAGGTCGGCGGACGTATCGGCGGCGACGCTGGAGGCATCGAAGACGAAGGTGGTGAACCTATCGGTGACGGTGAGCGTCTTGGCGTTGACCATCACCACCTTGTTCGTGGTTAGGATTGTAAGCTCCAGCCCCAGCGCCTGGATAGTAGGGCCGTAGAGCGCCGCATTTACCGCGCCCCGCTTTTCCTTGGGCGTGATGTAAATGGTGTTCTCGATATCGGAGGAGTAGTTCTGAAAAACGAGGATCATCTCACAGGGGGATATAAGAAAGGGCCGCCAATGGCGACCCCTTCCCAAAACACACAAAGCAACGGAGAAGGTTAACCCGTGGTAATAGTCACATTTCCGGGAGTAGTGATGCCATCGAAAGGATAGACGGCCGTCCCCACTCCTGCGGTAGCCTCAAGGAGATAGTACGGGGCTGGCTCCCGACCTGCAAGGGTAAGGGTGCTTCCGGACATCTCATTGCGGGCAGCGCCCGAGGTGATGGTGCCCCCATTCAAGTCCATCCCGTAGGTGGCTCCGAAGAGGTACACGTTGTCGTTGTTGTCAAGGACAAAAATCTGCGAACGGTTCCGACTGATGAGCCGAATCTGTTCGGGGTCTTGTTCTTGGTTCTTTTGTAGGACCACGTTCAGGGTCTGCTCGAAGAGAGAGGCTCCCGTAGCGGGGTCCGATTGGACGTTGATGGTGAAGGACGACAGGTCCGGGCGAAGGTCGTACTGGAGTACGGTCATCGCGGGGAGGTCGGTTACGGTGAAGCTCTCGCCCGAAGCGGTCGCCACCGTTGCCGATCCTGCCGTACCGTCACCCGTCCCCGCAGCGGTTACAAGTCCAGCCGCGAAGTCACTCACGAAGAAAATCTTCGAGAGCCCTCCGAGGGCGTCCTTGCAATCCAATGCGCGGCCGAGGGTGATTGTACAAGCCATGTCTTATGCGAAGTCGAATCCTACAACGCCGTCTCCTGCGACGCCAACTTGAACACCGACAGAGAAGTCGAGCGAAGCCTTGACGTTATCGCTGCCGTCGTACTGATAGACAGGAATCAAAGCGGCTTGCTCGTTTCCGCTGTATGCGTTCGTTCCGACCACGAGATTTTCGGGGTAGGTGAACACCATGACATCGACCGTGTTGGGGATACCGGGCGTTGGGTACACGGGGTATCCCAAGTACGTGGCTCCTTCCATGCTCTGGTTGTAACCGGGGCCGGTGTTCTGCGTTGCCATAGCCTGAAGGAAGAATGCATACGCCTCGTAAGAGATGTAGAATCCGCATCCGGGCTTTTGCAAGATGCCGGGCGTGGACTGTGCGGCATTAAATACCGTGTTCATCGTGGCGAGGATATTGGCAGCAGACCATGCCACAGACAGGGTGTCAATCTGCGTGAAGTCCTGACACGCGGAGGCATTGATACCTGCCTCGTTGATGGTTCCGTTGTTGGACAGGAATCCGAAAGGAAAGGTGGTTGTAGCGCCTTGCCAAAGGAGGTTTTCCAAGCTGGTTCCTGTCTGCGCGGCGAGGGCGCTCATGAGGAACTCTGCGAAGGTGGGAGGGATATTGCCCGCGCGGGACATACGGCCCTGAGCGGCGACGAACGTGGGGAAGATAGTCTTCCGGCAAATCTCCTCCTTGACCATGAGGTCGTTCAAGGTGAGCGTCTGCGTGGTCAGCGTCAGGTCATTGCCATCGGTACCGGAACAGTCGGCGGCTTGGATGACGTCGGTGAAGCTCAGGCCATTGATTACGGCCTTGCCGACGATGCCCTCCATGAGGCGGCAGCGGTCCTTGTTGATGGTCTCCGCGCCGAGGACGGCTGCGGTAACGTATGGCAGCGCCAACTCACCTACATAGGTGTTTGACGATACGTCGATGTCGAAGTCGTACTTCTTACTCTTTACGGGTTTCATGAGAACTGGGAAATAATGTTGAGAGCGCGATCTACGCCCTTGAGGTTGGGGTTTGTTTCTTGCTTGAATTCAGCCTTCGGAAGGACGCGGTCGGGCTGTGCCGCGGGTGCATCCTCCAAAGAGCTCAGGCGCTTGTTGATGGCTTCCAGCGCGACGGCCATTTCATGGGTGAGGTCGGTGAGGTGCGCAGACATCTCTTCCTTTTTCTTGTCGTCCTCGTGCTCTGCCATCTCCTCGTCTTTGCCGGCTTCGACTTCTGCCGGAGCCATCGCGTCCTTGACGACCTCCACAATTTCGGCGGCCACCTCTGGGGTGATCTGGAACTTCTCGACCAGGGCAGCCTTGACCGCTGCCATCTCGTCCTTCTCCTCCTCTTCGTGCTCTGCGGCTTCGGTCTTCTCCTCCTTGTCGTCCATCATCTCCACGACCTTAGAATCGGCGTCTACCGTTACCTCGCCTCCGTCGGAGAGCTCGTAAGATCCAGCCTCGAGGGGTGTGGCTTCGCCGTCCTCGCTCATAACGCGGACGGGGGCCCCAGCGCTGAACGCTTCGGCTTCGGTTGCAATGACGCGCCCATCGTTGAGGCGGGCTTCGGCGTAGAGGTTCTGGCGTTCTGCCTCGACGACAGACTTGACGGCCTCCTTGAGTTTCTCGATTACGGACATGAGGGTTCTTTTCAATGGCGGATATAACGCCGGTTTACTTGTTGGCGAGGAGGGGGTCGAGCTCCTCATGGGTGCGGCACGGCATAAACAAACGCCGCCCGTTGAGCTCGTGCTCGTGGTGGCCTTCGCATCCGAGCGCCTCGGCCATGAGGTTGGCTTCTAAGGGGGTCCCGAATAGGGGCTTGCCGTCGAGAAACGATATCGGTTCTAAAACATCGCGCACCGCGGCGGCAATAGTCTCGACGGTGACATCCTCCATCTTGACCAACTTATCTATGAAGTACCCCTCGATGGAGAACCCCCGGTATTTTTTGTCCTTGACATCGGCCCACACGTCGCCGTTGGTGACGCGGACGGAAACCATCCACGTCCCGACGGGAACATCGAAGCCATAGACGGCGGCCTTGTCTCGGTCTTTGTCGGCTACTATCCAGCTCTCGAAGATGCTCAAGCCGTCCACCTTGGTTTGGTGCTCGACGGTATACTCTCCGTTGCGCTTCTGCCGCATGAAAAGCTCCGCGGCTTGCTGGACCGTCTCCTGCGAGAAGTAGACCTCGAACTCCTCTTGCTTGCTCTCGTCGAAGCGCGGGATCATCTTCTCCGGGATGAGGGCGGGACCGACCAGGAGCTGCTTGTCCTCGTCGACCTTGGCCAGGGTGAGCTTGCGGTCCTTGTTGAAGTACACGAAATTCTCTTCGATAGCCGGGAACTTGACGAGGCTGATGGCCTCCACCCCAAAATCGTCCTGCTCCTCATCTATCAAAAGTTCGACGGTCCTCATAGCGTGGTCTGTATTTGTAGCTCCCTGTTTAGGGCTTGCTTGTTGCTTATCTCGTTCTCTACTACATATGCCCGCACGGGTTCCGGTGTGGGCGTCTGCTGGTTGGGGATCTCGTTCTCTACTACATATGCCCGCACGGGTTCCGGTGTGGGCGTCTGCTGGTTGGGGATGAGCGAGCCGACATCAACACCCACGGCTTGGGTGCCCCCTCCGCCTCCTCCTCCTGCACTTCCTCCCGATGCCGCACCTCCTCCCCCTCCGCCGGAGAATTGGGTGCTCTTGATGGCGGCCACCTTCGCCAATCCTGAAGCCACGGCGATACCTGCGGCGATAGCGGCGCGGACGGGAGCGTCGGGCGATGGGATGGCGAGCTGTGAGGCATACGCCTTCTGCGCGGCCATGTATGTCGAGACCAGCGTCTCGGCAATGCTCAGGGCCTGGTTTCTTTTGAACGCCTTCTTCTGGCCCTCTTCGGTGTCTTTGCTGAACGACTGGTTCAAGCTGGTCAGCACCGAGAAGGTCTCGGAAATAGCGGACTCCTTGAGCTCGGCCATCGCCGCCTCTGCCGCTTCAGCGTCCTTCTTGCGCTTATCTGCTGCCGCGTCGTCAATTGCTTTTTGTTTGGCGTTCTTCTCTTTTGTGGCGGCAAGTTCAAGGGCGTCATACTTCGCGTCGATATCGAGCAGGGCGAGGCGCTCCGCCTCTTTCAGTTCGGCCACGAGCTCGGCATTCTCTCCGGCCTTTTCTATCAATGCTTCAAAGCGGGACCTCTCCTTTTCTATCTCTTGCGTCTGGGCGTCCTCGCGCTTGAGGGCCGA